TGATTGGGATTCTATTAATACTTCTTCTAGTGCGTTATTGTACAATGAAGCACAATCGTTACTTTATGTAATAAAGGGCAGTACCACTCCTATAGGATATATTGTAGATTTAAAAAAAGGTACTTTTGCTTACACAGATGGTTTTGTTTCTGTTGCGAATGACGGCATTACTAATTCAGTAGATACTACAGATAACACTATTTTATTTCATGATGAAGGTACACATTTAGATTTATTTAGATTTAGCACAGCTACTGTTGCCAATACTGTAAAACTTAGAACAAAAGATTTTGATTTTGGAGATCCTTCACTTACAAAACGTATTTATGCTGTATACATTACTTATAAGTCTGATGATGTATTAACTAATTACTTTACTATTAAAGACCCTGATGGCACTACTTATGCTTTAGGTGGAACTATTTCTGCATCACCTGATAACTGGGCTACTGTAAAACTAACACCTAGTTCAACATGTACTGTAAGTAAAGCAGCTTTGTATTTAAACAGCAGTACTAATGAAAGAATAGTACACATTAACGACATGACGATAGAGTACCGAGTGT